TCACGTCGCAATGTTGTTTACGATTTTCGGATACCCCACTCCGACCGCCTTGAAGAACTGCCCCCAACTTGCTGCCGCGCCCTTGAATACCCTGTCGGCATCGACCACTTGACCCGCGTGAAACACACGAACGTCGTGATACTGCACGGGATCCGTGAGCGGAAGAGTTCGCATCGGCTCCAAACTGAGAATAAACACACCCCGGGTAGTCAGAGTAGGATCAGGTCTACTTTCCGCCTTACTGTGCTTGGCTGCGGTCGCAATCGTCCTACATCGGGCGATGTCCTGATATTTCGAAGCTACGGCATCGCCAAAATTGGCCATTGCTTCCCTTTTAGTCCTAGTTTTGGCGTTCGCGTCCGCTACCAAATTTGTAGCGAGATGGGCATTGATCGCCATGACAGTGCCAGGCGAGTTATCGCAGACCCATTCCCAAAACCAGTCGTGGATATGCCAAGCAGTCCAGGCAACGTTGAGGGCACGATAGCTTCGGATTGTGCTGTCGGGATCTATCAAGCGCGTCCGGTCGAACTCATCGATCTCGAAATGAAGCTTGGCCATCATGGCCTGCCACGACCTCACAAGAAATGTCTGTTGGCCGTGAGCATTGGGAGGCGTCGCCATGCGTAATTCCCCTGTCGCCAATGTCCAATCAGGTGACGTAGCCGCGCAACTCGATAATGAGTGGCTTAAGCGTGGTGTTTGCTATTGAAGAGCGCCATAGCAGGTGCATTTGCATTGGCAGTCTCTACGATGACATGCACCAGCTCCTCGCGGATCGCCAGATATCCCCTCGCCTTCGCTCGTCTCCTGCCGATACCGACGAACGGGGGGAACGTTGTTGGCAGGAGTAGCACCATGAAAGACAGCAGCATCATCGTCACCCTCGACCGCGCGATGGAACACGTGGACGCCATTGAGACGCTAGGCGCGAGCCTAGCGGCCGGCATTCAAGCCGGGGTTGTCGTTCCTGACCATGTCCACACGCTCATGACCATGATGGCCATGCAACTACGTGGGCAGTTGGAGGAGCTGCAGGCAGCGCTTAGGCAACCCTTGATGTGATGTCTGGTCGGCAAGGAAGGGATGCCTTGCCAACCGCGACAGCGCAAGGAAATGTGGGTATGCCCTCCATTCTTTATATGGAGTCCAAAAGGAACACCCCCATCGGAAAAGCGTAATGTCCGTAACAGGAGCCGAGAGAGTCATAACAGGCTATTGATTTCATTTGATTAATTAAGCAATTTTCAATCGTAACAACCGAGTGACAGCCAGTAACATTGTTACAAAGAACGAAGTAACAATACCATCTATATAAATCAGGGCGTTACGCCGCTTGTTGCGCCTAGTTACGCGTTTGTTACAAACCTCATTTCGACCTTAACTCAATGGCTTAGCCTGTGTTTTCAGGCCATTCTGCAGACCGTTACACTCTGCCTATGGCCTTTCCTTAAAAAGGGGTTTGCATGGACGTTGGCCGGCTGGCTTTCGCGTACAACCAGCACCCGCTCCGGGTGCAACTGATCGATGGGACGGCCTGGTACGACTTATCCGACCTATGCGCCTTATTGGGCCGACCGCCGCTCGAGGATGCCGTGGCTTTTGTGGGCTCGGCTCACCCGCAGCGTTTACGCCTTTCGACACAGGAGACTGCGGGCACGCCGTGGACAGACGACGACGGGCTTTGGTCAGTGGTGAGCGTTGCCGGTTACCGCCTCGCTGACGACGTAGCTCGTTGGCTGCACCAGAAAGTGGCGCCTGCCGTCCGCCACGCCATATACGAGCAGGTTCCCAACGGGAACTCGGCCGAGGTGCGCGAGCTATGGCATGTAATTGACCACCTCCTCGACATCGGCGCAGCGAAGGACTACGGCCACGGCACGGAGGTACTGGCCATCAACCTCACCGATACGCAGCTCGCAGCATTCCGCCGTGGCCTTCCGTTGCCTGGCAAGACCAGGACGCGCCACCTTCTCGCCTGCTCCAAAGCTCCGCAGTACCGCGGGCAAATGCGCGTTGCCCATGGCGGCCGCGAGATTCTGTGCTTAGCCTTTGATCGCCCGTGAAGGCCATCGGTCAGCCCTGGCGCGCATCAATCTGCATCACGTAGCACGCCCTTAAAATCGGCCGAAGCGCCCCATAAGCTAAGGCGCGGCACCATCGCATCAACTGCACTAAAAGTGGGGGGCGAAGCGCGCAGGCGAGGAGGGGGGACGACCGCGCGCGCCAGCTCTGAAACGCTGCAGAACTGGCTACTTTTTGATCACCCCCGAGGTGCCACGACCGACACATCGCCGTCGAATATGTCTGGTACAGCCGAAACCATCCACGCTGATGCATGGCGCTCCATGATCACGGCGTGACCTCGTCCGCGATAGACAGGCGAGCCCGCAAATATTTGCGACCATTATCTGAAAATAGCCATTGAGCTACGCCATAACTCGCGCAAATTCTTGCTGTAGTCCTACGCCTACAGTAGATCGAGAAAAATTGGCCTCCTCTGCTGTAGCCGTAGAGACATTGCACGCGTATATCATCGATAGAGCTCGCTACTTGAATGGCGACAATCCACGGATGGAACCATGCGCATCAAGAGCGCTGTATGCGACGGCGTAACCGTCGGAAAAAACTCAAGTCAACGAAGGGTCGGAAGCCATCTGCGGCTGCTGGCCCTTTTTTATAACTCGGAGAAAAGCATGTCACGGATAGGTGCTTTGGCGGGACGCGGCTTCCGGCGCTCCTCGTTACGACTCTTGGCATTCACCGCCATGGCTCAGATGGCGGTACTAGCGCTCCCGATGGAGGCGCATGCTGGCTCCTATTACGGCGCCCCATACAAGATCAACTACTTCGGTGACCTCGAAACCTTCGAGAGCGAAGGTGAGGCCGCCGCATATCTCCAAGGCAGGATGCTTGCGGCGTGTTCACCAACGTCTACGAACTGCAACGTCACCATCAACTATCGCTCGGCCAACTCCGGAACGTTGGAGGGCATTGGCGCCGTCGTCAGTTACACGGATGGCTCGAACTCGTTCTACGTCGAAGCTACCGCGCACATGTATGACGATTTCAAGAACCTGGGTGGAGCAGGTTGCTGGGGAAGCAATGGGTCGCCGAAGCATGAATCTAAGACGCACATCGTAAACACATGCCCCAGCGCTGAGCAGCTTGACCCCATCAATACGTCCACGGGGAACAAGTTTCAGCAAGACACCGATTACAGCGGCTCTGCGTGGCTAACATTCCGGCGCTTTTACAATAGCCACATTGCGATCAAGCAAACTAACGTTGGCGTCCAGTGGCGCCATTCGTTTGATCGGTCTCTGGAACCACTCCAATCCACCGCATCGGGCGGCGGTAACTGGCTAGTGCTCTATCGCCCTGATGGAACTCGGGAGCAATTTCAGAAGGTGAGTGGTGCCTGGACGGCAGACACTGGGGTCATTGATACCATCGTTGAACAGGACGACGCGGGGGGCCATCCCACGGGGTACACCGTCTTCATGGCTTACGGCCATGAGTTTGAACAATACTCACCTAGCGGCCAACTCCTTTCGATCACTGACCGTGATGGTCAGACCACGACACTGACCTACAGCACAGTCAGTACGCCTGCATCGACTGCGCCCAAGCCAGGTTTGCTCCTTACCGTCACAGACCCTCATGGACGGTCGCTAAACTTCGTATACGACAGCAGTGCCCGCATCAACACAGTCAATCTCCCCGAAGGCGGCTCCCTAGGTTACACCTACGATGCGATCGGCAATCTCTCCACTGCGACGTTTCCAGACAATAGCGTCCGGCAGTTTGTCTATAACGAAGCCAACCTAACGTCGAACACTAATTTCCCGAATGCCTTAACCGGCGTCATCGATGAAAAGAATGTGCGCTATGAAAACACCGGATATGACACCTCCGGTCGCGCTATCTCATCGAGCTTTGCTGGTGGTGCCGCTGCCAGCACCATTACTTACGGGGGTTCTACGATCAATGGCGCGATCCCTGCAACGATCAAAACACCCCTAGGGACATCGTCAACACTAACGTTCCAGAACTATCTGGGCGAAAACAAGATTGCGGGCATTTCCACTTCGTGCGGTACGGGCTGCACAATGCCGTGGAAATCTATCAGCTACGACACCAATGGCTGGCCAGCGACGCTTACCGACCTCAATAGCAACGTCACGTCGACCAATTACAGCGTATCTGGCTTAGAACTGCAGCGTATCGACGCGAAGGGAACCGCTAGCCAGCGCACGACCAACACCACGTGGGACGCCGTTCTTCGCAACCCCTTGACGCGCAGCACACTGGACTCGACTGGAGCGCTAGTCGCCTATCAAAGTTTCGCTTACAACAACCGCGGACAAGTGACCGCGTCTTGCGAAGCTGACCCAGCGGTCTCGGGTTCAACAGGTTACGTCTGCGGTAGCGCTGCTTCCGCACCCGTAGGCGTCCGCCAACAAACATATCGCTACTGCGACACAACCGGGAGCAATGGCTGCACGTCGGTAGGACTGCTGCTCAGCGAAACTGATCCTCGCGGCAACATAACGAACTACACCTATTATCAATCCAGCAGTGCGCAGAACTGTGGCACTCCCGGAGCAGCCTGCTACCAAACCGGCGACATTCATCAGATTATCGATGCGCTCGGCCACGCCCTCACCATTGCCTCATATGACGGCGCGGGACGCCCAACGCGGATCATAGATGCCAATGGCAACGCAAATGACCTTACGTACACGTCACGTGGCTGGATCGATACGCAGACAGTGGGAGGCGCAAAGACAAGTTACGGCTACGACAAGGTCGGTTCCGTCACATCCGTAACCGATCCGGATGGCGTAGTAACGTCGTACGGCTACGACGACGCGCACAGGCTGGTCAAGATCACCGATGCTCTTGGCAACTATATCCAGTACACGCTTGACGCGGCGGACAATCGAACGGCCGAGAACATCTATGCGAATGGGTCCAGCACGCCAATCCGCACGCTGACACGCAAATTCAATGCTCTTGGTCAGTTGGCGCAGGAGCTCGATGCGCAGAGCCGAGCCATCATCTTCACCTATGATCTGAATGGCAACCTGACCGATGCCAAGGACCGCCTTAGCATCATCACGCACACGACTTACGACGCACTTAATCGCATTGCCAGCGTGACGCGCAACTACAATGGCACCGACACAGCAACCAAGAACAGCGCAACATCATTTTCGTACGACAGTCTTGATCGAATCCTAAAGGTCACTGATCCGAACAGCCTAGTGACGTCTTACGCGTATGATGGCCTGGGAGTGCTCAAAGGACTTACGAGCCCGGATTCCGGCGCTTCCAGCTACGTCTACGACGCAGCCGGCAATCGCATCCAAGACACTGATGCAAAGGCTGTAGCAAGCCAACGTACTTATGACGCGCTTAACCGCATTACCGCAACCACATATCCTGATAGCGCATCTAACATCAGCTATCGCTACGACGAGTCCGACAGCGTTACCGGATGCGTAGGATCAAACCCCATAGGCCGTCTAACCAGCATTGTAGAAACTGCCGTCAGCACGGTTTACTGCTATGACGCGCGGGGTAATGTGGTGCAAAAACGCCAGACCCAAGGCACCACCGTTGATACGGTCAATTACACGTACACACCTGGCGGTCGCCTAGCCAGCATCAATACGCCCGATGGCGCGATGATCCAGTATGGCCGCGATATCGCCGGCCGTATCAACGCGGTCAGCGCGCGGCCGCCAGGTGCAAGCGGCACGGTCAATCTAGTGACCAGTGTCGTATACCTTCCCTTCGGACCGATCGCGAGCTACACGCTAGGTAACGGACAGACGGTTATTCGCTCCTATGACAGCGACTACCGACTGTCCGACGTCACCAGCTCAGCGATGAACCTCCATTTTGCGCGTGATGCGATGGGGAACATCACGGCCTTGGGAAATGCGCCTGGCGCTAACCCGGCCACAGAGACCTACCACTACGATCCGCTCTATCGCCTTGGCTCGATCAACGATGCCACAGGCACCGTTATCGAAGCCTACACCTACAACAAGACGGGCGATCGGCTCAGCAAGTCCGGCAACGGCCTCGCCACCGGCACTTATGGATATCAGACCGGAACGCATTGGCTGACCACCATAGGCAATAGTGCACGCTCATTCGACGCCAACGGGAACACCACAGGCAACTCCGCTAGTGGCGACACGTTTGGCTATGGCTACAACAGCCGAAATCGATTGACTGTCGTACAAGAAGCCAACCAAACCGTCGCAAGCTATACCTACAATGCTCTTGGAGAGCGCGTCGCAAAGGCGGCAACGGCACCTCAAACCGTCAATCTGCGCTTCGCTTATGACGAAGGCAGTCAGCTACTGAGTGAGTACGGAACAACGAACCGCGACTATGTCTGGATGGGCGACGTTCCAATCGCAGCTATCGATGCTTTGGGAACGACAGCGAAGGTGAGCTACGTATACGCGGATGGTCTAGGCACGCCGCGAGTCATAACGGATGACGCAGGATCGGTTCAGTGGCAGTGGCCCTACCAGGGCAATGCGTTCGGTGAAAAACAACCCACGTCGGCAAGCGGCTACGTATTCAATCTGCGCCTTCCTGGTCAGTACTATGACGCAGAGAGCAAGCTTGCTTACAACATCAACCGATACTACGAGCCCTCAACCTCCCGGTATTCTCAGACTGATCCGATCGGACTTCAGGGTGGCGTTGCAAGCTACGCCTATGTCAGCAGCCAACCACTCGGCGCCACCGATACCCTTGGCCTGCAACAGGCGGAGGAGCTGGATCTCGTCGATCCCTTAGAACGAGAGAGATTGATCGAAGCATTTGGTCTCCGATTGGGCCCAAACCAAGCCAATCAGATCCCCCGTTCTGAGGCCGACATCCGCGTCCAGGAAGAACTAGCCGGCAAACCTTGCGTCAATCCGGCGAATCAGAATCGCGGAGGGGTATACAGGCTTATCGACCCCGCCACCGGAGAGACAGTCCGGACGGGAAGAACCAACGATCTAGCGAGGCGCCAAGCAGAGCACGCCCGAGACCCAGTGCTTGGCAAGTACACTTTTGATGTCCTAGCTCGAACTGACGTTTATAATGAGCAACGCGGTTTGGAGCAATCGGCATACGAGGCTTACGATGCCCCCCTTAACTATGTACGACCGATAGGATTGCGGAACCCAAATCGCAGCAGCTACCTACAAGCAGCGGACGACTATTTGATAAGGGCAGCAAGTGGCCAAAAATAAGGTACTCACTGAGGGAACTGTATTCGGCATCCCGTTGCAGGACGGAGGCTTCGCAATCGGCCTCATCGCTCGTGCATCCAGGCGCGGCGTCCTTCTAGGTTATTTCTGGGCTGAATGGAAAGAACTTCCGGAGGTCGGCTCTTTAACTCTGAGCCGGGATGACACCATTTTGGTCGCGCGTTTTGGTGATTTGTTCTTGCAGACAGGTAGGTGGGTGGAATTAGGAACGCTGCCTAGCTGGGACCGCAAGGAATGGCCGATGCCAATATTCGTTCGAGAGGAGATGCTTACGGGGCGACGATGGGAGGTGAGGTATTCGGATGACGACCCGAATGCCCTGATCGGCGAGTACCCTGCGGCAGCGAACAACGACTATCCACCTGATTCTATGTACGGCGCAGAGGCAACAGAGATCACATTGAAGAAACGCCTTTCTGAGCGCTAGCGTATACCCAGCTAGGACCGTGGTGTTTATCTTTCACCTCTAGACGATAAGGCGGCAATGAGCCGCCTTATTCGTTACATAGCACCCATGAAACTAAAAACTTTGGCACTCAACTGATCATTCAATCCAACCATGCGAGCGATCAGCGGATCGATCTCATTCTCTTTGAATACATCCCTCGCCTTCCCCACATCACCGAACCCACCAGCATTGGTCGGAATCATCCCCAAAAGCTGAGGCGGCACGCGGTGCGCCGCGAGGATGTCATCCCGGCTCGCATTCTTGATCGACGCAAAGTCATCCTTCGCCGCCACCTCGCTGATCGGAATCAGCTGCAGGCCGTCCTTCTTGCCGCTCGGCGCATACATGAAGAGGTTCCGGAAGTTACCCGGCCCCTTCGCCCCTTTTAGAGCTTTCCGCAGGTTGTCGACGTCGTCAGGGTTCTGCGCCGGATCCGTCATGTAGAGGATGAAGCCCGCGTGTGATCCGTTGTCGTAGTACTTGCGACGGAACAGCGTGGCCGAGCGATTGAGCTGCGCAGCATGCAGCGCGCTCAGGTATTCAGGGATGCCGTACACCTCTTGCCGCACATCCGGCGCCTTCATCTGGACCACCGGCCGTTCGAACTGGAAGGCTTGACCGTTTGGCGGCACAAACCAGAACGCGCCCTCTTCCACCCCTCGCCGGGTAAACAACGATGGCGTGTGCTTGGCCCGCAGCAGCTTGCCGGATAGCGCCTCCTCGCGTTCCAGATACGCTTGGCCAAAGGTGAGGTAGTCCATGGCAAAGGCCTCGAACTCCGCCACTGACAGGTAACGCGACGGCTGGAACGCGGAGACCAGCAGATTCCTCTTCACATAGATGGCCGACGAGTGGTGCGGCGCAATCTGCAACATGTTGGCGAGTCCCGTCAGGCTCACCGGCGGCTCGTACCATCGGCTGTTGTGCCACACCTGCACGTAATCCAGCAGGTTGGCCCTGTCGATCGGTTCCGGATCACCGAAGGTGAAGGCCTCGAAGCGGCCGCCGGCGGACGTGTCTTTCGGGATCGCAGCTGGCACCGCCTGGCGCTTGCGCTTGCTCATTAAAAAATCTCCATGACGTTCTGGCTGTGGGCTGCGCGGCCCTCCAGCGGTTCGTAGATGAGGGAATGCATGACCGACCAGGCGAGGTCGGCATGGCCGACGTCCGCCGAACGGCTGGCGTCATAGGTCACGTGGCGACCGCTGGCGGTCATCGTCTTGCGGATGGCCATGAAGGCCGCGGCTAGATCGGTCCAGCCGGCATCGAATTCCAGGCGTCCCTTGTTCATGACGTCCTGGGTCTTCATGACCATCTGGCCCTTGGTCTCGGGCGAGTACTGGATCGCCCGCGCCATCGGGAAGAACTGCTTCACTAGCTGGTAGACGCCCGTGCCCATGCCCGTGGTATCGATGGCAATGTCCGCCACACGATAGCGGTCGCACAGCCCCTTGATGTTGCCGGCCTGAGCATCGAAGTCCTGGCCGGGCCATTGGAACTTTTCCAATACGCGGAACGTATCCAGCTGCCGCGTGGGCAGCGCATTGACGGTGCAGCCGGAGGGGTCACCGCCCGTCGCGCCCTTCGACGGATCGAAGCCAATGGATACTTCGGCATCGCCGATCGGCCGCGGCGCATAGACGCGGAAGTCGTCCCACGCATCCCAGCTATCCACCATGCAGCGCTTGACCAGGTTGAACGGGAACACCGACGCACTATCGTCAATGAACGCGCACATGAACAACTGCTGGAATTCGTCGTCGCCATACTCCAGCCGCAGCTGGTCGATATCGAACAGGTCGCAGCCACCGGCCAGCGCATCGATCACCGAGACGATTTGGCGCCACTGTCCGTCGGCGCAGAACAGGCCCGCGGCGAGCGCAGAGTGCGAAGTGTCGATATCGACGCGATCCGCCTTGGCACGCCCCTTGTTGAACTGCGCGCCGGACCAGAACGGGAAAGCGTCATGCGTCAGGGACGACGGCGTAGAGAAATAGGTCTGCCGCCACTTCTTGTGGCTGGACATGCCCGACGCCACCTTGCGCAGCGTCTGAAAACTGTGGACCCAGAAATATTCGTCGAAGTACAGGTTGCCGTGGTAGCTCTGCGCGGTGCGCGAGTTGGTGCCAAGGAAGTACAGCGTGGCATCGTTGGGCAGGATCAGCGGATCGCCCTTGAACTCGATCTCGGCCGCATCCTTGGCGAACTGCGTCAGGTACTGGCGAAACACGTCCGCCTGCGCACGGCTTGCCGACAGGAAAATCTGATTCCTCCCCGTATCCATCGCATCGACCAGTGCTTCGCGAGCGAAGTACCAGGTGGCACCAATCTGGCGGGACTTGAGGATGTTGCGAATGCGCCTTTCCAAGCCTTGTTCGTGCCAGGTGCGCTGGTAGGCGAACAGCGAATCGAGAAAGGCTTCTCGTAGCCGCACGGCCTGCTCGGGGCTGTACTCGTTGCGTACCGGCTTGCGCCGCGCCTTGGCATTGCGGTTGGCCACCGCGGGGTTGAGGTCGCCCTCGTGCCCGCCCGGCGCTTCGTAGCGGCGTACGCGCGCCAGGCGCTCGATCTGTCGCGTGAGCAGATCGATTTCCTTGTAATCGCCGCCGCTCTTCGGTTCTTTCATGATGAGCTGGCACAGACGCACGTCCAGCTGCATTTCCACGCGATCAATCGAGCGAGCGGATGCCCACTCGTCACGCTGTTTCCACGACTCCACCGTGGCGCGGGGCAGCACCAGGTGCTGCGCAATCTCGGTCACACCCCAGCCTTGAAAGAACAGGCTGCGTGCATGTCGTCGGGGATCCATCGTCGGCATAAGCATGCGCGACAGCGTAGGGACGCCCCGTCGGCGCTTCGCGCTGCGTTCGTTCTGTCGCGCCCGATGCAGAACATGCGCGCGTTGCCGCGCCCTGCTCGCATCCCGATGCTGGCCGCCTATCGACTCACGTCACTCGCACCGAGGCCCACGCATGCCGGCACCCGCCAAGAAATCCAAGAAGTTCCGCATCTTTACCGAAGGCGCCACCGTCGACGGCCGCGTGGTCGAACGTGCCTGGATCAGGGACATGGCCGCCACCTACGATCCAGCGAAGTACCGCGCCGGCATCAACATCGAGCACATCCGCAGCGCCCTGCCCGACAGCCCATTCAAGAACTACGGTTTCGTGGATGCGCTGGACGCGACGGAGAACGCCACCGGCAAGCTGGAACTGTTTGCCACGATCACGCCGAGCGATGACCTGGTGAAGCTGGTCGGCTCCATGCAGAAGGTGTTCACCAGCGCCGAGGTGTCGCCGAAGTTCGCCGACACCGGCCGCGCCTACCTGGTGGGCCTGGCCGTCACCGACACGCCCGCGAGCCTTGGCACCGAGATGCTCAAGTTCACCGCGCAGCACCCGGAATCCAGCCCGCTCACGGCGCGCAAGCAGCACCCCGACAACGTGTTCGGCGAAGCCACCGAGACGGTGATCGAATTCACCAGCGGGGAGCCCGCGAAACCCAGCGTCCTGGCTCGGGTGCGCGAGATGTTCCGCCGCAAGGAAGGCGCCGACGATGCGCGCTTCTCGGACCTTGCCGCCGCCATCGAAGAAGTGGCCGAGCACGGCGAGACGCAGAGCACCCAGACCGCGCAGAAGTTCCAGACCGTGGACGCCATGGTGGCGGAACACGCGCAGCGCGTGAGCGAACTGACGCAGCGCCTGGACGCCGTGGAGCAGAAATTCCACACCACGCCGATGCCGGCGGCCAACCGTCCCCAGGCCAACGGCTCCGGCCTGGTGCTGACCGAGTTCTGATCGCCCGCCCGCGCACCTCCACACCGACAAGGGAACCCCATGAAGAAACACACCCGCCTGGCGTTCAACGCCCTGGCCGCGCAGATCGCCAAGCTCAACGACGTCCCGAGCGCGACCGAGAAATTCGACGTGCAGCCCTCCGTGCAGCAGACCATGGAGACCCGCATCCAGGAGTCCAGCGACTACCTGCGCCTGGTCAACATCCAGCCGGTGACCGAGCGGAACGGCGAGAAGCTGGGCCTCGGCATCAAGGGCCCCACGGCCAGCCGCACGAACACCAGCGGCGGCAAGCGGCGCAACCCGCGCGAAATGCACGACCTGGACGCGAAACCCTACGAGTGTTTCCAGACCAATTTCGACACCTCCATCCGCTACGCCACCCTGGACGCCTGGGCACACTTCCCCGACTTCCAGCCGCGCGTCAGCGGCGAGCTGATCAGTCAGCAGGCGCTGGATCGTCTGATGATCGGCTGGAACGGCACGAGCGTGGCCGCCGATACCGACATCGAGAAGAACCCGCTGCTGCAGGACGTCAACAAGGGCTGGCTGCAGATACTGCGCGAGCAGGCCCCAGCGCAGGTGATGAAGGAAGGCAAGGCCGGCGCGGGTGAGGTCCGCATCGGCCCGGGCGGTCACTACGCCAACCTGGATGCGCTGGTGTACGACGCCATCCAGATTCTGGCGCCGTGGTTTCAGGAAGACACTGGCCTCCGCGTGCACGTCAACCGGAAGCTGCTGCACGACAAGTACTTCCCGAAGATCAACCAGGAACAGCGTGCCACCGACGAACTGGCCACCCAGGTGCTGGTGAGCCAGAAGCTGATGGGCGGCCTGACGGCGCTGGGCCTGCCGTATTTCCCCGGCACCTCGCTGCTGATCAGCCGACCGGACAACCTCTCGATCTACTACCAGACCGGCGGCCGTCGTCGCCTGCTCAAGGACGAGCCGGAGTACGACCGCATCGCCGACTACCAGTCCAGCAACGATGCCTACGTAATCGAGCGCCTGCGCGGTGCGGTGTTGATCGAGAACATCGTGCTGGGCGACTGGACCCAGGCTCCGTAAGGCCCGCCACGATGCCCTCACCCGCCATGGAACATCTGATGCGCGTGCAGGCGGCCCAGGCGACTGCGAAAGCGGCGCCTGGGGCGGCGGTGGATAGCTCCACCTCGCAGGCCCACGCCCTGATCCGCGCCAAGCTGGACACCGACCGCCGCCGCTTGAAACTCTTGCAATCGGTGGAGCGGAAGATCGAGGCCAAGCGCGAACTGCTGCCCGACTACGAGGCCTATGTCACCGGCGTGCTGGCCGGCGGCCAGGGCGTGCAGGATGACGTGCTTGGCTACGTGCTGTGCTGGCGTATCGACGTGGGCGACTTCGCCGGTGCGCTGCCCATCGCCCGCTACGTGCTGACGCACAACCTGTCGATGCCCGACCGCTTCCAGCGCACCACCGCCACGCTGGTCGCCGAGGAACCGGCCGAGCAGGCGCTCAAGGCCTACACGGCCGGCAAGCCCTTCGACGTGACGGTCCTTCGCGAGGTGATGGACGTCACTGCGCCCTACGACATGCCCGACCAGGTGCGCGCCAAGCTCCATTTCGCGCTGGGTCGCCTGCTGGCCGAGACCGAGCCCGGCGAAGCCCTCGTGTACCTGCGCCGCGCCGTGGAATTGCACGACAAGGTCGGCGCCAAGAAAGACATCGAGCAGCTCGAACGTCGGCTGCGTCACTCACCCGGCGACATCGCCGCCAACGAATCGCCGCCGCAGGGCGGCACCTGAGCCTCCCCCCGGCGCCGCGGCGGCACGGGTGGCGAGGGTCGCCCACGGGCGAACACCGACCCACCCGTCCACCGCCGCATTTATCGAGACCCCATGGGCACCCTGACTGGCAACGGCGGCGCAGCCGCCACCCCTCCCTCCGACGACGGCCTGCCGATCCGCAACGACGGCTTCTGGCCGGATATCGACCTCGGCGCCCTGCGCGCCTCCACCCGCCTCACCGGCAACGTCACGGCGGCGCGCTTGCGCACAGCGGCCGTGGCCGCGGTGCTGTTCATCAATCCGCAGCTCGCCGCGTTCCGCGCCACGAAGATTGCACAGGGCTGGGTGTCGGCCGCGGACTTGGACGAGACCATCGACGGCAAGTCGGTCCTCGTGCAGCGCTACCTGCGCGCCGTCGCCTGCAGCGTGCAGGCGGACCTCGCCGAGCACTACCGCGATTGGGACACCACCCGTGCCGGCGATCATCGCGCCGAATCGGAGACCGAGGCCGCCGATGAGTTTCGGCGCAACGCGCAGTGGGCGCTGGCCGACATCCTGGGCCGCGCGCGCAGCGTCGTGGAGCTGATCTAGTGCCGGCGGTGCGTTCGCTCCAAGGCGACACGGTGGACGCGCTGTGCTGGCGGGAGTTGGGCGCCACCACGGGCGTGGTGGAAGCCGTGCTCGAACGCAATCGCGACCTCGCCGACCTCGGCCACGTCCTCCCCACCGGCACCGTGGTGCAGCTCCCGGAACGCTCGGCCGCCACGACGACACCGACCCTCCCCACCCAACAGCTATGGGATTGAACGTGACCGAGCCCGCCAGCGCTTACCTCACCGCCGCCGCGATCACCGCCACAGCGGCCACCACCGCGTTGCTTCCCGGCATCGACGGCGACGCCCTGGTCGGTGCGCTGGCCGGCGGCACGCTGTACGTGACCAGCGCGCGCGACCTGCCGCCCCTACGGCGCGCCGTCTACCTGCTGGTGAGCACGGCCGCGGGTTACTTCGGCGCGCCGGAGCTGCGCGGCCTGCTGTCGCTGCAAAGCAACGGCCTGGCCGGCTTCCTCGGCGGTGCGGTCGCCGTGACGGTCGCCACCCAAGCGATCGAGCGCGTGAAGACCCTCGACTTCTCGTCCCTGTTCACCAAGCGCGGAGCCTGACCCCATGTCCCAGCTCATTACCCCGAACACCTGGCCGCTGATCCAGCTGATCGCGTGCCTGGTCATCGCCGGGCAGTTGGCCATGTATCGCCGCGGCAGTTCCCCCCATCGCCGCGGCGTAGCCTGGTTGGCCTGGCTGCTGGTCGTCGGCTGCCTGATGACCGCGGTGAAGCTCCTTTGCGGCGTGCGACCGCCGCCGGGGCCGCTGGAAGCGCTCGGATGCGCGGCGCTGGCCGCGCTGCTCACCGGGCACCGTGGCGACCTGGCGCATGCGCTGCGCGCCGTGCGCGACGCGGCGCGTGCCGTTCATCGTCGGGTGCGCCGGTGATCGCGTTGGCCGAGCAGCGCATCGAGCGTCTGCTGTCGGACCTGATCGCGGTGGAAGGCGGCTACGTCCACGACGCGGCCGATCGCGGCGGCGAGACCCGGTGGGGCATCACTGTGGCGACGGCGCGCGCCTACGGCTACACCGGCCCGATGACCGCGCTACCCGAAGCGACCGCTCGCGCGATCTACCGCGCGCGGTACGTGGAGGCGCCCCGCTTCGGCGAGGTGGTGGCCATCGATCCGGAGATCGGCGCCAAGCTGGTGGACATCGGCGTCAACATGGGACCGGCGGTCGCCACCACCTTCCTGCAACGCTGGCTCAACGCCTTCAACGACACCGGCACGCGCTACGCGGAGCTGGTGGTCGACGGCCAGGTGGGCAACAAGACGCTCGATGTACTACGCACCTTCCTGCGCTGGCGTGGCCCGATGGGGGCTGCCGCCCTACTCAAGGGCATCCATAGCTCCCAGGGCGTGCGCTATCTCGACATCACCGAGGGAAACCGTTCGCAGCGCCGGTTCGTGTTCGGCTGGATCACGAACCGCGTGGGGATGTAGGCCATGCGCTACGTCTTTATCGTTCTGCTCGCCCTGCTCGCCTTGGCCGGTGGCTTACTAGCCTGGCAGCACCACCGTATCCAAGGCCTAGCTACCGACGTGGCCCAGGCACAAACACAAGCGGTCATCGCCGGCTTCGAGGCCAGCGCGGCGCGCGCGGACGTGCATGTCATTACCAAGTACGTGGACCGCGAGCGCGTGGTTCGCCAGGTCATCCACACTATCCAGCGCGAGGCGCCCCGCTATGTCACGTCCCGCACCGATGCTGCTTTTCCTCTCCCTGTCGGCTTTGTCCGCCTGCACGACGCCGCCGCCGCGGCCGATCTGCCCGGCCCTCCCGGAACTGCTGATGCGCAGGCCTCCGGCGTTACAGCCTCTGACGCCGCCGTCGTCATCGCCGGCAACTACGGTACCTGCCACGCCATCCGCGACCAGCTCAACGCGCTGATCGATCGCTTGCAGATGCCGCCCTATCACGAGGCCGCGCCGGATGAATAAGCCTGGCCGGCTGCGCGAGGCACTGATCCGTGGACTGTCCGATATCGCCCTCGATCCGCAAAAACTTCTGATCTTCGCCGAGCGCGGCACGGTGGTGGCCACGGGCGAGCCGGGCGAGAGCTGGGAATACACCTATCAGCTGACGGTGATCGTGCAGGACTTCGCGGGCGACATGGACGCACTGACCGCCATCGTGTTGCGTTGGCTCGCTGCGGAACAGCCGGACCTGCTGCTGAGTCCCGAGAGTCGGCGCAACGGCGTACGGTTCGAGGTAGAACTGATGACGGCCGAGCTAGCGGACGTGCAGTTCCAACTGTATGTCACCGAGCCAGTGAGACAACGAAACGACGGCTTCGAGCACCCCGCGCCACCGCCGGCTGACCCGACGGCGATGTGGTGAGTACCGATCCGCTTCGACAGCTGGAAAGATGGGCCGGCACGCTACTGACCAAGCTCGACGCGCCGGCACGTCGTCGCCTAGCCGTCACTATCGCTCGCGAGCTGCGGCACTCCCAACAGCAACGCATTGCCTCTCAGCACGATGCCGAGGGCGCCCCCTTCGTACCGCGCAAACCACGGTTGCGCGAGCGGTCCGGGTCTATCCGTCGGGCGGCGATGTTCACCAAGTTGCGCACCGCAAAGTGGCTGCGTATCGCCAGCACCGCCGATGCCGCCGAGGTGGGTTTCGCGGGCCGCGTGGCGAGCGTCGCGCGCGTCCATCAGGATGGTCTGCGTGACCGCGCCACGCCAAGCGCGCCAGAAGTGCGCTATCCACGGCGAGCGTTGCTCGGCTTCACCAGCGCTGACAGAGAACGGGTCCGCAACCTTCTCCTCGAATACCTTACCGGCTAAGGCGCCCTCGCCATCAGCTCCTTTCGGGTGATGGCTCGCCCTCGCCATCGATCCAAGAGAATCATGTCCTCACCGTATTTCCCGCAGTCACGCCTTGAGGTTGTTACGATCTCAATCGTGTACTCGTAGTCAGATAAGGAAACGGATGTCCTCCTTCAGGACAAATGTATTGCTAGACATTCCGCGGCTGATGAAAGAGGAAGTCGATTGCTTCTAGCCCAAAGCCATCAAAGAAGAAGCGTGAGCGCTCAGGGTCCGCAAAGCAATAACGATCCATGTATGCCAGCCTATACTCATCAGTAGGCTTATAGTCGACAAAGCGCACATAGTCCTTGAGCACACTAAGAAGGCGCTCGTCCCACCATGAACCATAGTTGGAAAGTATCTGATGCAGACAAATGCGGATGTACTCGTCATGGGTCGGCAGTGAGAAACCTATGACAGATACGCCAGTGTTGTACCCGCCGGCGCGCCCCCATCCGTACCAAAAGCTCATCAGTGGCTCCGTATATACAAACTTGACGTGCGACGGCGACAGGATGAATGGCGCGCTCAACCCTTGCGGATCTCGGTAGTATTCATCAACACGGTTAATGAAATGAATGTGTCGAAGTGCGTCTTCCGCAGGCAACAAGCCATCAACGAGCGGAGCAACTTCAAAACGCGAAGGATCTCGAAACACATCGTGATGCGGTAGATGTCCGGGAGCCACGTTCCTGACCGAGTCCTTCAAAGCAAGGTACTGCCGATCATCGAACCAGTCCAGGGATCCGTGCAACTTCAATAGCACCAGTTCCTCGATGTCAGAATCGACAACGCCTCCATGCGCGGACAATGACTTGAATCGAGTTGGATAGCGCCGAAACGCCTTGCCCACATGGGCCAGAGCTCGCTCTAAAACGAGATCATAGTTAAGAGTAAGCACGGTGTCGTTTACCGACAACTGTTCTGCAAAACGATAGTAGATGTCCGGAAGCTTATCGCCTGGGGGCGTATGGCGATGGATCACCTCCCCGATAGCTCTCTTAATCATGAGCTGAGATTCGTTTCCTTCTCGACTCCAAGTGTCACCACCCCTAAGGCCAAGGTAATGCTCGATATCGAGGTACGACATAAACACTTCGAGATCTAGAGACTCCTCTTGCTGACCCGATACGCCACAGTCAGCACAATAGCTGAGATAGTTTCTAAGATCACGATGGAACTTCGTATCGGTACCGTGTTTCTCTTCAATGGCTGCACGAACTAGAGGGAAAAGCTCGCTTGCCACCGGCAGCCCCGCAGACCGCGAAAAGCCCGCGCCGAGAAGATAGATTCGGTAACCAGGGTGAGTTGAAGAGGGCATTTTGGATGACTGACTGTGTGTTGGAAATTGAACTTTGATAAAACCTAGAACATCCTGCGGCTTCCGGCGGAGCTTCATCATGCTCGCCAGCAATCGAAATCCAGACAACCTCTTCATCAATCGGCACTTCATTGATGCTTTCACTTATATGGCCGACGAATGGACCGCCATGATAATTCAGTCTCCGAAGCTACAAGGTCCGCCTCGGGTTGCGAATACAGACATTGGGGAAAAGGGCATCACTCAAGTCTGAGGAAGGTTCGCCTTTAAGTAGTTGATAAACGACGTACAGGAAAGCAAGAAATACTTTGCTTCCGCCTGGCGTAACCCCGACTCCTCCAGCATCGCATGACGGATTCCCTCGGCGTCATTTGTGTATCCGTAAAGCTTCGAGAATCCATCTTTGAGCGCCGGGTGCAGATGGCCGCTCTTCTCCAAAACCTTCAGTGCATCGCCTAGCGTCGCCTTTTGATTTCCTGAGACGACGCGCGCCATGGCCTCCACCGCAGAGATGGATTCCTTGATTGAGTTGCGGTAGTCGGGTTCTTTACGATCCGCCAGAAGCACCAGCGCCCTTTCAAGATGAGCCGTAACTGGCGCAAACCGTGTATCTGCTAGGGCCTCAGCGAGCATCTGCTTTTCTTGGGGATCCGTTATATCCACGAGGATACCGTCAATGAACGCGTAGCCAGCCAGCTCCCGCTGGAGAATGTGGTTGAGCGTGCGGATCAACTGGACTTTCCACTGTGCAAATCTTTCAACCAAAAACTGAAGAAGATCGTAGACCTCGTTCCATTCGCAGGAAAAGAAGTACTCACGAATAGATTCGAGAATCTTTCCCGGACGGAGATGGTATGAACCAGTGGGTCTCGAATCGACGGGCAGTTTGAAATAGTCAGCCCAGAGAATACGGCTGAACCAATCAATTTCTCCATTGACCCCATCCTTCCCGAACATAAACCCGCCAGCGGACCAGAAGACAGAATCCAAAGCATTCCAAAGGGAGTTGCGTAAAGCATCATTCATCGCACCAACCTGCACGACGTCTGCAACTTGCCTGATGCCCTGACGCTCACTGAAAGACTTCATAGACTACGCCCCCTTCGACCACGTAAGGGTCGCCACAAAATGCCAACAATACCGACCGTAGCAAATCGACCACTTGAGCCCATCTCACCTTTGCTTAAGTGTAAAAGCTCGCTTCGTAGTCACTCACTCCGAATACGACATGATCAAGCATAAATTCTTCTGAAATACATTCGACCAGGGGGTCTACTTGAAATCGACTTCGGATCAGACTACGCCCCATTCCAGAATATAGCCATGTTCTGAAACCCGCGCGACAGAACTGCCTCTCAGTGCGAATCGCCGGAGTCTTCCGCAGCATGCACCGCATGCACGAAGACCCCAGCGCCCTCATCAACCTGATCCGCTACGGCACCGTCCAATCGGTGGACGTGAGCCGCGCGCGCATGACGGTGGTGGTCGGTGGGCTCACGACGAAGCCCATTCCCTGGGTCGCGCCGCGGGCCGGCGCCACGCGCACATGGTCACCGCCCTCCCCCGGCGAGCAGGTGCTCGTGCTCTCCCCGGGCGGCAATCTAGGGGCCGCCGTCGCGCTGACCGGCATCTTCTATGACCGGTATACGCAACCATCGGAGGGCACCGCCGACAACGTGCTGATCGCCTTTGGCGACGGCGCCGTACTGCTCTATGACCACACTGCGCACCTGCTCAAAGGTACGTTGCCAACCGGCGGTCGCGTCGAACTCACCGCGCCGGGCGGCTTCCACCTGGTCGGCGATGTGGCCGTGGACGGCCGCCTCCACGTCACGCAGGCGGCCACGTTCGATCACACCGTGCATGCGGCCCAGGACATCACCAGCGACGCCGACGTGAAGGCGGGCGAGATCAGCCTGCGCGACCACCCCCACGGTCAGGTACAGCCCGGCTCGGGCCTGAGTGGCAAGCCGCAGCCATGACGGGCATGTCGCGTACCACCGGCGCCGCGCTTTCGGAGATCGAGCACATCTCCCAATCCGTCGCCGACGTCCTGACCACGCCGCTGGGCAGCCGCCTGGCGCGACGCACCTACGGTAGTCGCGTGTTCGACCTGCTCGATGCACCGGCCAACGCCGCTACCCGCGTGCGTCTGTTCGCCGCCACCGCGACCGCCCTCATGCGCTGGGAGAAGCGCCTCACCGTGCAGCGCGTCGCGCTGACGGCTATCGACGGCTTGCAGGGGCGCTTCGCCCTCGACATCGGTGGCCGAGTGGCGACGACCGGCGGCGCCGTGTCGCTGAGCGTGCCCTTGACCCGAGGTGACGCCGCATGACCAGCGCCATCCAGCTTGACCGCCTGCCGCCGCCGGATGTGGTCGAACCGCTCTACTACGAAACGATCCTAGCGAAAGCCAAAGAGCAGTTTGCGGCGCTGTGGGAGCAACAGCAGAAGCGCGACACCTCTCTGCCGGACATCGACCTCTCGCGCGAATCCGAGCCGGTCGTGAAGATCCTGCAGACCGTCGCCTACGTGGCGCTGGGCCTGCGCCAACGCGTCAACGACGCGGCGCGGGCCAACTTCCTAGCCACTGCCAAGGGGGCGGACCTCGACCACATCGGCGCCTGGTACGGCGTCGAACGCCTCACCCTAAGTCCCGCGAAGCCTGAGCTGGCTATCCCTGCCGTGATGGAATCGGACGACGCCTTGCGCGAGCGTATCACCCTGGCGCCGGCCTCGTTCTCGGTGGCCGGGCCGGAGGCCGCCTACGTCTTCCATGCACGCAGTGCTTCGGGTGACGTGCTCGATGCCAGCGCGATCAGCCCGCAGCCCGATGACATCCGCGCCGTGGTTGCTGACGTCCTGGCCCGTCACGGTGCGACGCCGGCCTTGGCTGCCGATATGCAGGCCGCCTTGGCGGCGGCGCGCTGGCCCGGCGAGGTGATCGTGTCGGTGTTGTCGCGCCAGGGCGACGGCCAGGCCGACCCCGCTCTGCTTGCCGCCGTGGCCGACAACGTGAGCGCCGACAATGTGCGGCCTCTGACCGACTTCGTCACCGTGCAGTCGGCCGACATCGTGCCCTTCCAGGTCCGCGCCACCCTGTGGACCTATGCCGGCCCCGATGCCGATATCGTCCGCGCCGCATCACGCGCGAGCCTGGATACCTACCTCGCCGAGGCCAAGCGCCTGGATCGGGATATCACGCTGTCCGGGCTCTATGCCGCCTTGCAGGTGGCCGGCATCCAGAACGTGGAACTGGACGAACCGCGCGCCACGCTGGTGATCGGCCCGACCCAGGCTGCGCACTGCACCGGCGTGGAACTGGCCTATGGGGGTATTGGTGGATAGCCTCCTGCCGCCCAACAGCACGCCGCTGGAGCGCACCCTCGAACACGTCACGCTCAACGCCCTGGACGTGCCGGTGCCGCTGCGCACGCTCTGGAACGCCGACACCATCAGCGGCGAGCTGCTGCCGTGGCTGGCTTGGTCGTTGAGTCTCGACAGCTGGAAGAGCTACTGGTCCGACACGGTCAAGCGCAACCGCGTGCGCCAGGCCATCGACATCGCGCGTCGCAAAGGGACGTCGCAGTCGGTGCGCGATGTCGCCGGCGCCTTCGGGGGTGCGATCAGCATTCGGGAATGGTGGCAGACCGAGCCCAAGGGCGTCCCGCACACCTTCGACGTGGTGCTGACGCTGACCGGCGACGACGGCGCCGACGCCAGCGCCGCCTACGTCGACGACGTCATCGCCGAGATTCGGCGCACCAAGCCGGCCCGGTCGCACTTCACCTTCACCCAGGGCTTGCAGGCCCGCGGCCGAGTCGGCGTGGTCGCCGCCGCTCGGCCCGTCGCCTACGCGCATCTGCAATTCACCGGAGCCGCCTGAGATGGCCCTCACCCTCACGATCACGCCCGCCGGACGCGCGGCACTGGTTAACGCCCAAGCCGATGGCACCAACGCTGTACGCATTGCCCGCGTCGGGCTGACCGCCACTGCCTTCGTGCCCGGCCAACCCCTGCCGAACGAGATCAAGCGCCTCGCCAGCGTTGCCGGCGGCGCGACCGCGAAGGACACCGTCCACGTCACCGTGACGGATGCGGGCACGGACGTGTACACGGTGCGCGGCTTCGGCTGGTACCTGGACGACGGCACGCTGTTTGGCTCCTACGGCCAGGCGAACGTGATCGTGGAGAAGTCCGTGCAGTCCACCCTGCTGCTGGCCACCGACGTGCAGTTCGCCGACGCGGACGCCACACAGATCACCTTCGGCGACACCACCTTCAACAATCCGGCGGCCACCCTCGACACGCTGGGCGTGGTGAAGCTGGCCGGCGACGAGGACGCCACTGCCGGCACCGATACGCAGCGCGCTGTCACGCCGAAGTCGCTGCTCGCCGCTCTCAACGCCCGCCTGGGCGCCGCTGCGCCCACCGCGTTCGTGAAGAAGCTGCTGGGACTCGCCACCGCCGCGGCCTTCCGGCTAGAGCTGGGCCTCAAGGGCGCCGCCTTGAAAGACGACGGTCCCGGCAACGGCTTGGATGCCGACACGCTCGACGGCCAGCACGGCGACTACTACCGCGCCTGGGCCAACCTCACCGACAAGCCGACGACGTTCACGCCGAGCGCGCATACGCACCCGTGGTCGGACATCACCAATCCGCCCGCGCAGGCGAGCCGCTGGCCGGCCTGGTCGGAGGTGACAGCCAAGCCCGATACCTTCACCCCGGCGCCGCACTCGCATGCCTGGTCGGACATCAACAACCCGCCCATGCAGACCCAGCGCTGGCCGGCATGGAGCGAGGTCACCGCCAAGCCGACCACCTTCGCCCCGTCGGCGCACACGCACGCCATCGGCGATGTGACAAACCTGCAAACCGCGCTCGATGCGAAGGCACCGACGCAGAGCCCCGTGTTTCAGGGTACCGTGGTGGCCGCCGGGGGCGCGGTGCAGATCGGCGCGACCGGCGGTGCCTATGCCACCTTGAAGAACGACGGCGCCCTGGCCCTGAACGGCGGCACCGCCTACGCCCTCGCACGCATCGGCGCGAGCAACACATCGGTCGGCACGCGGCTGACCAACGGCCTCATGCCCTCCATCGACGGCATCGCCGGTACGGGCCTGGAAGGCTCACCGCCCCTACTCGTCGCCAACGGCGGCAATGCCTCCGCCTCGGCCGTGATGGCCTTCCTGCGCGAAAGCGTCGCCGGTGGCTTCCTCGGCCTGGACACCGACAACGTGCTCAAGTGGGGCGGCTGGACGATGGGCCCCGCGCGGCGTGTGCTGCACGACCGCATCCGCGACGCCGTGCTCGATGGCACCACCTGGGTGGAAGACCTGCGCGTGGTGGGCAATCCCGTGTGGCACAGCGGGCAAATCTCGTTCGCCGCCCAGGGCAACGGCTGGATGAAGTTCCCCAACGGCTTCCTGGTGCAGTGGGGGATGTATCTCTCCGATGCGCCGTGGAACGAAGGCACGGGCCCCGCGCTCAGCTTCCCCATCGCGTTTCCCAATGGCTGCCTCTCCGTGCAGGTCAGCGACTATCTGACCAACGTCGGTGGCGCGGGCTGGTCGCAGTACGACGACAGCGCGCAGCTCACCGGCTGGGACCGCACGCACTTCACCACCTTCATCCAGTTCCCTGGCGGCGCCAACGCCAACCGCTGGTGCGGGCTGACTTACTTCGCCCTGGGGTACTGAATGGCCTACTTCTACGACATCGTGCACGGCGGCTTCTATTGCGACGCCGTGCATGGTCCGCGCACGGTGCTGGTCCGCGATCCCGACTGGACACCGGACGGCGATGACACGCTCGCCGATGGTCCGCTGATCGAGCAGGCCAATCCGCACTGCACGCTGCCGCCGGCCAGTGACCTGGTCGTCCTAAGCGAGGACGCCTACCGCGCGCTGCTGGAAGGCCAGAGCCGCGGCAAACGGATCGTCGTCCGCGATGGCGCGCCCACGCTCGCGGATCCGCCGCCGCCGACCACCGAGCAGATCGCCGCGCGCCTGCGCGCCCAGCGCGATGCCTTGCTCGCCCCGATCACCGATGCCCTGCAGCGCCACGTGCTGCAAACCACCTACGCCCAGCCGACCACGCTGACCGACGCCGAGGCGTCGGCGCTGGCGGCCTATGCCCAGGCGCTGCGCGATGTGCCGCAGCAGGCGGGCTTCCCGCACACCGTGGCCTGGCCGGACGCTCCGGCACCGACCGACACCCTCCCCGCCACCTCCGAGGCCTAAACCATGTCCACCGCCTATCACCACGGCGCGCGCATCCAGGAAACCAGCGACGCCCCGTACGCGCTCAAAACCGTCTCCACCGCCACCATTGGCTTTGTCGCCACCGCGTCGGATGCCGATGCGACCGCCTTCCCCCTGGACACGCCGGTCCTGCTCACTCAACCCAAGGTTGGCCTCGCCAAGGCCGGCACCAAGGGCACCCTCGCCCGGGCGCTCAAAGCCATCGCCGATATCGTGACCTGCCCGATCGTGGTCGTGCGCGTCGCCGAGGGCGTCGATCCGGCGGCGACCACCTCCAACGCGGTGGGCACCGTCAACGCGGAAGGCCGCTACACCGGCCTGCAGGCGCTGCTCACGGCGGAAGTGCGCACCGGCGTGCGCCCGCGCATCCTCGGCGCGCCGGGCTTGGACACCAAGCCCGTCGCGGACGCGCTGGTGACGGTCGCCAAACGGCTGAAGGCTTTCGCCTATGCCACCTGCGACGACTGCACCACCTTGGCCGATGCCAAGGCCTACCGCGAGGGCTTCGGCGCCCGCGAGCTGATGCTGCTGTGGCCGGACTTCACCACCTGGGACACGATGGCCAACCGTGAAGCCAAGGCCCTGACCGTGGCGATGGCACTGGGCCTGCGCGCGAAGACCGATCAGGTCGCCGGCTGGCACCGCGTGCTCTCCAACATCCCCGTCGATGGCGTGATGGGCATCAGCGCCGACGTCTACTTCGACTACCTCACCGAAGGCACGGATGCTGACCTGCTCAACGAAGCGGGTATCACGACCCTGGTCAAGCGCAACGGCTTCCGCTTCTGGGGCTCGCGCACCTGCGACACCAGCACCTACGTGTTCGAGTCCTACACGCGCACCGCCCAGGTGGTGGCCGACACCATCGGCGAAGGCGTGTTCGAGTACAGCGACAAGGCCATGCACGCGAGCCTCGTCCGCGACCTGATCGATGCGATCAACGCCAAGCTGCGCGCCCTCACCCGCCAGGGCGCCCTGCTCGGCGGCCGCTGCTGGTTCGACCCGTCGTTGAACGAGACCGCCGACATGCAGGCCGGCAAGCTCGCGCTCAACTACGACTACACGCCGGTGCCGCCGCTGGAAGACCTCACGCTGCGTCAGACCTTCACCGACGTCTACATCGCCGATCTCAAGGCGGCGATCACCTCCACCAACAACGCCTGATCGGTGCAAGGAACGGAACCATGAAGCTCCCGAGCAAACTGAAAAACTTCGACCTCTTCCAGAACGGCGAGTCCTGGCTGGGCCTGGTGCCGAGCGTCACGCTGCCGAAGCTGACCCGCAAGATGGAGGACTACCTCGCCGGCGGCATGGCCGGCCCCGTCGACATCGATCTCGGGCAGGAAAAGATCGAGCTCGCCTTTACCGCGGGCGGCATCCTGCGCAGCGCGCTGGAACAGTACGGCGCCACCGCGGTGGATGCCGTACAGCTGCGTTTCGCCGGGGCGTACCAGTCCGACAGCAGCAGCGGCTACAACGCCGTGGAAGTCGCGGTGCGCGGCCGCTACAAGGAATTCGATCCGGGCGACGCCAAGACGCAGGCCGACACCGAGCACAAGTTTTCCGTGTCGTGCGCCTACTACCGCCTCAGCATCGACGGCGTACCCGTGATCGAGATCGACATGCTGGCCAACAAGCTGGTCATCGACGGCGTCGATCGCATGGCCGCGCAGCGCGCCGCCATGGGCCACTGGTAACCCGTCCCCCTTCACCTAAGGAATCCCCTCATGAACGACACCACCATGCCCGTCATCACGCTGGACGAGCCGATCCGTCGCGGCGACCAGACCCTCACGGAAGTGCGCCTGCGCAAGCCCAAGGCCGGCGAGCTGCGCGGCACCCAGCTGGTGAACCTGCTGCATATGGACATCGCCGCGCTGGAAATCGTCCTGCCGCGCATCACCGTGCCAACCCTCACCAAGCACGAGGTGGGTCAGCTCGATCCGGCCGACATCACGCAATTCGGTTCGGAGCTGGCCTCTTTTTTGTTGACGAAGGCCAAGCGGGAGGGCTTCCCGTAACGGTCGAAGACGCCATGGCCGACATCGCGGTGGTCTTCCATTGGCCACCACCGACGATGGACGGCATGGACGTGAGCGAGTTGGTGCAGTGGCGCGAACGCGCCCGGTTGCGGAACGGCGGCGAGGACTAGCGTGGATCTGAAACTCAGTGTCCTTTTGAACATGATCGATAAGGTGACCGCGCCCTTGCGCGGCATCGCCGGCAGTTCCGCCGCCACGTCCAAGGCACTGCGCGAGACTCGCCAGCGCCTCAAGGACCTGCAGAAGGCACAGGACGACTTGAAGGGCTTCCGCCAGCTCAAGGCAGGCACTCAGGCCCTGGGCACCCAGCTAGCGGCGGCGCGCCAACGCGCCACCGAGCTGGGGCGCGCCCTTGCCAGCACCACGAACCCGACCCGGCAGCAGACCCGGGAGTTCGCCGCGGCGAAGCGCCAGGCCGACGCGCTGGGCGTGCAGTACCAGGCCAATGTCCGCCGCCTGCAATCCCTGCGCGACGGCCTGGGCGCCGCCGGCATCCATACGCGCAACCTGGCCGGCCACGAACGGCGGCTACGCGACGACATCGCCGCGACGAACGCCCAGCTCGGCGAACAGCAGAAGAAACTCGGCGCGCTCACCCAGCAGCAGCAAAAGATGGCCGCGGCACGACAGAGCTTCGAGCGCAGCTCGGCGACGGCCGCGCACCTCACCGTCGGCGGCTATGCCACTCGCGAGACGGGCAAGCACGTACTCGGCGCGATCAGCCCGACCATTGACGAGGCGAAGGCCTGGTCGATGCAGGTGGCGCAGCTGCGCGCGATGGGCGTGGGCGATGCCATGGTGACCGATGCGGTGAAGTTCGCCCGCGCCCAGGACATCATGGGGACGAGCGCGACCGAAACGCTCAAGCTACTGAAAGAGTCCTATAGCGTGCTGCGCGACATGCACGAAGCGGAGGCGGTTACGCCGTACCTGGCGCGGATGAAGTTCGGCATCGAAACCGTGATGGCCCAGGGCGGTCACGGTGAGGGCCACGGCGCGACGGCCGAAACGATGTTCATGGACCTGCTCAAGGTGGCCGAACTGCGCGGCGCCGCCAAGAGCCCGGAAAGTTTGAAGCGCGTGCTGGACTTCGCCACGCAGGCCTACGTCGCCTCGGGCGGCTTGGTGAAGTCCGAAGACCTGCTCAACATGATCAAGACCGGCGGCGTGGCCGCCAAGCAGTTGGACGATCAGTCGTTCTTCTTTGGGCTGCTGCATACCGTGCAGGAAATGGGTGGTCACCGCGCCGGCACGGGTCTCGCCACCGCGTACCAGAATTGGGCGGCCGGCCGATCCACCCGGCAGTCCGCCGATGAGCTGTTCCAGCTGGGTCTGCTCAAACCCGGCGCCATCGAAGTCCATGAGAAGACGGGCCACCTCAAGAAACTGCTGCCCGATGCACTGAAAGAGGGCGACCTCTATCGGAGCAACCCGTTCGAGTACTTGATGACGCGCGTCATCCCGAAGCTCAACCCGGACGGCCAGCTCTCCGACCAGCAAGTGGTGAGCAAGATCAACGCGCTGTTCTCGGGCCGCAAGGGCGGCGACCTGTTCGCGTCGCTGTTCATGGAGCGCGCCAACATCGCCAAGCACCTGGCTGCGGCACCCAAGGCCTACGGCGTCGATGCGCTGTACAACCTGGCCGGCCAGAACGCTGCCGGCCAGGAAGCCGAGCTGCTGGCCCGCAAATCGGACCTCTATCGCGAGTTGGGGGAGCAGTTGCTGCCGCTGTACGTGGCGGGTCTCGGCAAGCTGGTCGGCGTGCTGCGCGGGGTGAATACCTGGTCGCAGCGTCACCCGATGCTGGCCAAGGGCATGGGGGTGGTCGCCGGCAGTGCGGGCGTGCTGCTGGCCACGGTGGGTAGCCTGATGGTCGCGCTGGGCGGCTTGCTCGGGCAGTTCGCGCTGCTGCGTTATGCGATGCGCTTGGGCGGCTTGCGCCTCGGCGCACTCGGCGGCGAAGGCGGGCTGCTGTCGCGCCTGCCGATGCTCGGGCGCCTCTTCCCCTCACTCGCCACCGGCGCCCGGGCGGCGATGCTGGCGATCACCGGCGTGAGCCTGCCGGTCGCCGCGCTCATCGCCGTAGTCATCGTCGCGGCGCTCGCCGTGCGTCGCCACTGGCAACCGATCTCCGCCTGGTTCGCCGGGGTGTGGGAAGGGATCGGCCAAGCGGTGGGGCCGGTGTTCGCCGACATCGGCCGCGCGCTCGCGCCGCTTAAGCCCGCCTTCGACGTGATCGTCGGTTGCCTGGTCAGCGTGTGGCGCTGGATCACGCAGCTGCTGGAGCCCATGCAGGCCACCCAGGAGCAGATGACCAGCGCCCGTGCGGCCGGCGTGGCGTTCGGGCAGCTGGTGGGCGCGGCGATCCGCGGCGTGGTGCAGGCCGCCACCTTCGGCGTGCAGATGTTCGTAGCGCTCGGCGAAGCCATCGGCACCGCGGCGGGCTGGGTGGTGGTGCATTGGGAGCCGGTCAAGGCCTGGTTCGCCGAGATGTGGCAGAGCGTGGAGAACGCCGCGCGCAAGACGCTCGACTGGATCGCCGAGAAGCTCGGCGCGGTCCGCGAGTTGATCGATCGCATTCGGCATCTGGGGCAGAACAGTCCGGTGACGCAACCGGGCACCACGCCTATCGACTGGATTACCGGCGATGACCAGGAGAAGGCCCACAAGATCGCCGATGCCATCGCTCGCACGCCGCTGGCGAGCGGCGAGCCATCAGGCCAGGGGGCCAGTCTGGTCAGCCCCACCGCACCGGTAGGCGTACGTCCACCGAAGACCGTGGTCATGCAGGGCGACCAGGTCACGATGCACGTGGACGCTCGCGGCAACGATCCGGACGTAGTGCGCCGCCAGGTCGCCGACGCCATGGCCCGCCACGAGCGCAGCAAGCAGGTACGCGCACGCTCCGCCTTTAGTGACGAGGATTGAGAATGGATGGGATGGTCTTGATGGCTTTCGGGCCGTTCGTGTTCGGCATGCGCACCGCGGCCTACGAGGAGCTGCAACGGCAGATGCAGTTCAAGCACGCCGCTAATGCCCGGCTGGGCAAGCGCGACGCGTACCAGATCGTGAGCCCTGGCACCGAAATGCTCACGCTGTTGGGTGTCATCGCACCAGAAGTGTCCGGCACGCTCGCGTCCATCACGCAGCTGGAAACGATGGGCAGCGAGGGACGGGCCTACGTCCTGGTCGACGGCGCCGGCCACATCTACGGCGTGTACTTCATCGACAGCCTGCAAACCACGCAGAGCGCGATCCACAGCGACGGCACGCCGCGGAAAGTCGCCTTCTCGCTTACGCTGTGCCGCAGCGATGAGGAGCCTGCCGACGAGGCCAGCGACGACCTTGCTGGCGGCCCCTCGCCGGAGGCGCAGGAACGCGCCCGAGCCATCGCATGATCGTACAGCCCACCAATCCACTGTTGCGCCCGACCTGCCAGATCACCATTGACGGTAAGGACCGCACCGCGCGGATCATGCCGCACCTGATCCAGCTGACGGTGGAGTCCCATCGCCAGGATCACGCGGACACGGTGAGCTTGAATCTGGACGACAGCCAGGGGCAGATCGCCCTGCCGCGCCGTGGCGTGGAAATGCGGGTCATGCTGGGCTTTGAAGGGCTCGGCGTGTCGCTGCAGGGCACGTATCACGTGGACGAGATCGAACATAGCGGCACGCCCGACACCGTGAGCATCGTGGCGCGCAGCGCCAAGCTGACGCGAGAGCTGCGCGCGCGCAAGGAACGCAGCTGGAACCAGACCACCGTAGGGCACGTGGTGCGCGTCATCGCGGGCGAACACCAGCTCACGCCGCGTGTGGCGGCGAGCCTGGACCGCCTGCCGGTGGGGCACCTGGCGCAGACGGAATCCGACGTCGCGCTGCTGCGACGCCTGGGCAAGATGTGGGATGCGGTGGCGACGGTGAAGGCGGGCAACCTGCTGTTTATGCCCGTCGGCGCCGCGCAAACGGCCGGCGGGAAACTGCTCGAACAGTTGATCTTGCAGCGTGCGGATGGTGATCGGCATCGGTTTCATGAAGCCGACCGGGACGCTTACACCGGGATCCGCGCGCGATGGCATGACGTGGGCGCCGGGCGCGGTCGCACGGTGCTGGCTGGCACCGCTGGACATGTGAAGTTTCTACGCGGAGATTTCGCCAGCCAGGAAGATGCACAGCGTGCCGCCGAGGCGGAACTGGCGCGCGTGCGGCGTGGCGCTTCGACGTTCACGCTGGACATCGCGATTGGTCGGCCGGACCTCTATCCGGAAATACCCACGCGTACCCGCGGCTGGAAGCCGGAGATCGATGCCATCGACTGGATCATCGTGAAGGCAACGCATAGCTTCACGCCGAGCGATGGCTATACCACGGCTGTGGAACTGGAAAGCAAGGCCATCGCTAGTGAAACCCAGGCGGCCGACGAGAGTGACGCCAATGGCGATCAGGCCGCCGGATGACTCGCCAACCACTCGGCATATTCTGGAACGGCGCGCTTCATCTGTTGTTCCAGCCATACCAGTTCTTCGGTGGGCTTGCTTTGCTCCCAGGCGAGGATGAATTCGACCAGGCGCTTGCCCTGCGCGGTGGCAGCCTTGGGCACGACGGCATCACGCCGCGCGCTACCGACGTCGAAAAGCAGCCAATCCAGCGAGAGTCCCTCTTGCTCGGCGATGTCGCTCATGATCTGGACCGGCGGGGTGTTGCGCTTGATCCAGTTGCTGATGGCGCTGGGACCCACTCCCAGGCGCTCGGCAAGCGCCATATTGCTGGGCGTCCCTAGGACCTCGCCTAGCCGCTGAAGTATCTGGGTGGTCTCCAATCGGGCCTCTCCGATTTCACCTGGTATGAAATTTTGCCGAACAACCCGTTGCGATTTCACCCGTTGTGAAATAACATCATCGAAGTGCTCAACTTCGTGATCGTAACCCATGCGCATCGCTAACTCCCTTGCTAGCACCAAACCCACGACCTATGCGCCTCGCGGCCAGGAAAGGCGGCCGCGGGTTAGCGTGGGCTTGCTTCCTGATCAATTCACTGCCTGTGTCGCTCTTTCACGAGAGAACCAATGCAGCGTGGCGTCCATCGTGCTGGCAGTGTTCCAGCACGGCCTGCCCAGCTATCTGTTGTCGCGCGAGGCTCAGCGCGAGGAAGCATGCGTAGCGCCGGTGTACGAGGGTTGAACGATGGCATCGAACAGGAATTCCATGCCCTGTCCCGAATGCGGCGGACGGGTACGCACCATCACCTCCCGTCTGCTGAGCGACCACGTGCGCGAGATTTACTTCGACTGCGTCAATGAGGACTGCCTGTGCCGCTTCGTCGGCCATTTAGGCATCGTGCGCACCCTGATCCCGCGCTTACCTCCTTCGGACAACGCGTCACCGCCGATGGTGGAACGGCGCGCCAATGACATCGTCATGCCACGCACCGCCGAAGTCACCGTGCCTTCCACCTCGATGGTGCCATCAGCTCCCCCGGATCACACACCCGTACTGCCTGCGCTCCACTAACCCCAGGATTCCCGTGCTCACCATCGACACCGACCACCACAACACGGCTGAGGCGCGCTTTCGGATGGCATCCGCCTTTATGGAACAGCAGGCTGCACAGCATTTGGATGAACAGCAGCTCGTCGCTCGCTGCGCTGCCGAACTGATGATTCGTTTTGACATCAGCCAACGCACCGCCACGAACGATGCCATGCACGCCTTAGCGGCCCATCAGGCGCGCCGCGTACCGGCTTACGTCGACATCCACCACAGCACGAGTGCCGTGGTGTACATCACCAGCCCGCGCACGGGCCGGCTGATCGCCTTCACCGCGAGCGAACTGCTCACGCTCGCCGACGAGCATCGCACCACCACGCAGGACGGCGACCTCGCCGCCGCGCGCTGTGGACGCCGCGCCGACTTCTAAGCGGCGCTCCCCCCTCCCTCCCTCTTGATCATACGACTGGCAGCCTTCGGGCTGCCGGCATGGACACGGCTTGTCTCATGAATCTTCCTCGGTCGCCGCGTATAAGCGCGGACGTCATCCACTGCGTCACCTGCCTGTTCCACCAGCAGTTCGCCGATACCGTGCACCTGTGCACCCTTCCGCCGCACTGCGCACCGGTGACCGCGAGCCGCGGTGAGGAACACGCGCTCGACCTTGCTGACGGCGAGACTGAGTACCTGGGCATCGCGTGCGATGTCATGCGCCGTCAGGACGCCGCGTGCGGCCCCGCCGGCATGCTCTGGCATCCCATCGCCGGCAACACCGCGGAGGCGCAGTCGTGAACTACGACCTGCTCGCCGACATCCGCCGACAGCTGCAGCTCGATTTCGGCCTCAAAGAGACCACCGACGGCCGCTGGCTACAGGAGGGCACCTGCCCACAATGTGGCAAGAAGGAGCTGTATGCCCACGCCCCTGCGCCGTGGGTGGTGCGCTGCGGACGCATCAACAAATGCCGCTGGGAAGGCTATGCCAAAGACCTCTACGAGGATCTGTTCCAGTCCTGGTCGGATCGCTATCCCAGCACCAAAGAGGCACCCCTGGCCGCTGCCGACGCGTACCTGATCCATGCGCGGGGCTTCGCCATCGAGAAGCTCAAGGGCGCCTACACGCAGGAATGGTTCCACGACCGCGACCTCAATATCAGCACCGCCACCGTGCGCTTCGCGTTGCCCGGCGGTGCGTACTGGGAGCGCCTGATCGATCAGCCGTCCCGCTTCGGCAAGAAGAAAGCCCGCTTTCAGCCGGGCAAGTCCTATCGGGGTCGCGCCTGGGTACCACCGGCCACGCTCATCGAGCTGGCTGACATCAAGGAACTATGGATCGTTGAAGGCATCTTCGACGCCATCGCGCTGTGCCTCGCCGGCATCCCGGCCATCTCGGCGATGTCCACCAACAATTTTCCCAACTACACGCTGGCGGAGCTGTTCCCCGAAGGCGCCCGGCGACCGCGTCTGGTGTGGGCGCTCGATGGCGACGCCGCCGGGCTGGAATACATCCAGCGCTGGGTGGAACGCGCCCGTCAGGAGGCCTGGATGGCCGGCGCCGCCGTTATTCCCCAACACTCCGAAGATCGCAAGCTTGACTGGAACGAGGCGTACCAGCGCGACCGGCTGACCGCCACGCACCTGGACGAGTATCGCCACGAGGGCGCCCTGGTGATCGCCGGCTCCGTCGCGGAGAAGGCGCGCCTGATCTACAAGCGCAAGGGCTACAAGAGCTTCCCGCTGGATTTCAGCGACAAGCTGTATTGGTACGCGCTCAACGAAGCACGCTACGACAAGGCCATGCAGGCGTTGGAGGAGAAGGCCGACGAGCTGGACGAGGAGGAGCGCCGCGACAAGGCGTTGCAGCAGGCCGGCGCCATCGATCTGCTCGCCCCCTGCCATCCCGTGCCGCTGTACTTCCAGCGCAACGCGGTCACCGAGGAATCGCAGTACTTCTTCCGCGTCACCGCGCCCGCGCAGAAGACGGTAAAGGCCGCCTTCAAACCAGAACACGTCGCCACCGCCTCGCAATTCGATGTGCGCTTGCTGTCGATCATGTCGGGCGCGTCATGGATGGGGACCAAGGAGCAGCTGACCCGCACCTACGGCGAGCGCCTGTCGCGCCTCAAGCACGTGGAGACCATTGATTTCATCGGCTACTCCAAGGAGCACGGCGCCTACGTGTTCGGCGAAGTCGCGATCAAGGACGGCCGCATGATCGAGATCAACGACGAGGATTACTTCGAGCTGGATAAGCGCTCGAACATCAAGACCACCAGCTCGGTGCATCACCGCATCCACACCGACGCCAACCGCTTCAATCAATCGTGGCCGAAACTGCTGTTCGAGGTCTACGGCCCCAAGGGCATGGTCGCGCTGACCTTCTGGTTTGCATCGCTGTTTGCCGAACAGGTACGTGCCGTACAGGAAAGCTTTCCGTTCTTCGAGATGGTTGGTGAAGGCGGTTCGGGCAAGACCTCCCTGGTGATGTTCCTCAATCGCCTGCTCGGGCGTCCGACCTACGAAGGCTTCGACCCGGCCAAGGCCACGCCGGCGGGCCGCGCTCGCACCTTCGTGCAGGTGGCCAACCTACCGGTCGTGTTGATGGAAGGCGACCGCGGCGAGACGTCCACCAAAACCGTCAAGTTCGATTTCGACGAACTGAAATCGCTATTCAACGGCCGCAGCACCCGCACGACCGGCGTCAAAAGCGTGGGCAACGACACCTACGAACCGCCCTTCCGCGCGGCCATCGTGATCGAACAGAACCGTCCTGTGAAAGCCGATGACGCGGTGATGCAGCGCATCTGCCATGTGTACATGACCCGCGAGGGCCACTCCGACGAAGGCAAGCGCAAGGCGGACCTCTTGAATGCGATGACCGCCGACGAGCTGAGCTATTTCGTTATCGCCGCCGCGCGCGCCGAAGCCAAGGTCATGGCGTGCTTCACCGAGCGCATGCCCGTGTACGAACGCCAGCTGCTGGACAACCCGAAGGTAAAGAGCGTGCGTTTGGCGAAGAATCATGCGCAGCTGATGGCCATGGCCGAGGCGCTGGAACTGGTCGTGCCGGGCGTCGCCCCTTACCGCGAGGCGACCCTGCAGCAACTGGCCACCATGACCGAAGAACGGCAGAAGGTGATCACTTCCGACCATGAGGTAGTCGTCAGTTTCTGGGAGCGCTTCCACGAACTGAACGGCCGAGGCGAGCGCCCGTACCTCAACCACAGCGCCGACAAGAGCCTGATCGCGGTCAACATCCACGAATGGCTGGAAATGGCGACCGAGCGTTGGCGTGACGTGCCGACCTTGGCGGAGCTGCGCGAACACCTGCCGACCAGCAAGCGCCACAAGTTCCTCGAATCCAGCCGCGCCGTCCGCAGCGCCATTCGCACGACCGGACCGGCCACCGTGCGCTGCTGGATCTTCCGCATGTCCCCGGACGACTGATTTGCCGGTCACCCCGGCTCACCCGCGGCGGGGGCCGGGGGAGTGTTCGTGCACTCCCCACGCACCGCCTGATACCACCGAAGGAGCACACACCATGCACACGATGCGCATCCGGCCGGCACACGGCCCCCAACTGCAGTGTACGCGCCCCCCCGTCCCCGGCGACGGCCGGTCTCGGCCCTATGGCGATCCGGACCTGTTCGTCGCTTTCCTGGCCGGCCTGCTGCTGGCCGCCTGCACCCTTCTCCCCTTCCTGCCCCGCTGAGGTGCCCGATGTTTCCCCGCAACCTTTCCCTGTTCCGTTTCGGCACCTCGCCCTCCCACGACATTGCCGCGGACCTGGCTCGCCACCGCGTACGTGAACCCGGCCCGCAGGAGCCCGCCACGCATGGCTTTGGGTCGCCGTACGGTTTGCTGGATGACCGCCTCACGGTCGCGGCCAATGGTTGCCACGGCTTCGTGTTCGTGCAGGCCGAGCGCGTACTGCCGGCTTCATCCGTCCGCGACGCAGTAGCGAAGAAGGTGCAAGCCATCACCGCTCAAGAGGGCCGCCGGGTCGGCCGCAAGGAGCGTAAGCAGCTCCATGAGGACGTAGTGCAGGCGATGCTGCCGCACGCGCCCGTGACCTCCCGCCGCATTGCCGGCTGGATCGACCCCAACCACGGCTGGCTGGTCATCGATACACCGAGCCGGCGCTATGCGGAGCTGACGCTATCGGCGCTGCGCGAGGCGTTTGGTTCTTTCCCTGCGGTGCCGCTGGCTCCCGCCGACGCGCCACGCGTGTTACTCACCGACTGGCTGGCCAACGATACGCTGCCGGCCCTGCTGGGCCTCGGCGACGAGTGCGAGCTGCGTGACCCCGCCACGCCCAGCGGCGCCCTTGTACGGTGCCGCCGGCAGGCGCTGGACGCGGACGAGATCAAGGAGCACCTGCGCGGTGGCAAGCAGGCGTATCAGGTGGGCCTCGTGTTCGATGGCCGCCTGAGCCTAGTGCTATCGCACGACCTGGCCATCACGCGCCTGCGTCCGCTCGACATCGTCACCACTGAGCAGGCAGATCCGGACAGCCACGATATGCAGGTGGAAAGCGAGTTGGCCCTCGCCACGTTGGAGGTGCGGCGGTTGTTGGCTTTCATCGAAACCACCTTCGCCCTCCCCCGCCCCGCGGAGGCGTGAGCCATGGTCGATAAACAACACATGGGACGCCGCCGTGCCGGCACGACGGACCATGCGAGCGTCGAAGGCATCGTGCTGCGCCAGGCGGAAACTCTGGCCCGCGATACGGCGCAGCATCCATATGCCCTGCCAAGTCATCTGGCCTATCTGACGGGCGCCATTGGCTTGGCCGTCACTCTGGGCTACATCTCGGACACGCAAGGTATCTGCCTGCGCGAGGCATGCCGTGAGAAGCTTGCCGAGGCCACGCCGGACCAGGCTACGACCAAGACCGCCGACCTGGAATACGCACGTCTGCTGTTGGCTGTGCTTCGCCACGGCGGCGCCTCGCTGCGTATGCCTGTGGAAATGATCCTCATCGGTCCCGCCAAGGCGCGCCGGATGCTCGCCCGAATGCAGCGCGATGGGCTACTTCACGCACCGAATGTCTGGGGTTTCCATGCCGTCCGTGCGGGGGAGGCTTGAGCATGTTTCAGCAGCACATCCGCGAACCGGCAGGACGCTTCTGGCCATGTACGGAATGCCACAGCGAGCCACGCCATATCGAGTGTCGCGGCCGCACGCGTCGCGAAACCATGCAGTACGTGGTGCCCGCGCTTCGACATAGCCTGGAATGTGTCTGCGGCCGTAGCACCGGCATGCACGCCGAGCTGCAGGCCGCAGAGGCAGAGTGGGGCCGGAAATTCACGCAGATGCCACTCGCGCTGCCCCTTCCTCCGCCGGGCAGGGTGGCGCGTATTCGACAGAAATACGGCAGGGAGGCCGGCCATGGCTGAGAGGTCACAGGGCGACGTCATCCAAGGAACGGTGGTCACGTGCTAGGAGGCGATGCAAGCAAGCACATCATCCTGCCCGAGGTACTTAAGAAGCTTTCGGGCAAGTCCTCGGCAGCCGCAATACGCCGGTGGGCGCAAAGCCAAAACATCCGCATCAAGGAGGGCGGCGATGGCCCATGGACCACGCTCGAAGCAGTCAACGAATCGATGGGCGTGGGGTTAGCGAACAAGCGCGTCGGTGCCTATCGGCCGGACGAGGTGCTATGACCAAGGGCCGCAAACGGAAACACGACCCTAGCATCCCGGCCCACATCCAGCAGTCTTTGCTGCCTGCCGGGTGTTACTGGAACCGGCGCGACCGGTATTGGTACACGATGGTGGAAGGAGAGGCGCCGCGCTTGCGGCGCCTCGGAGGGGAGGACGCGCTATTGTCCGACCTTCACCACGCCATGGAATGCCTTGCAGGTATCGACCGAGATACGCTCGATTTCCTGCTCGACCAGCATGCGAAGTCGGCGGCGTTCCGCAAGCTGGCTCAGGACACCCAAGAGGACTACATCCGTTGCCGGAAGATCATCAACGGATTCCAGACCAAGCTGGGAGTGCCCTTCGGCAAGCTCAAGCTCCGCAAGGTTGACCTGCCTGTAGTGCAGGTGCTGGTGGATGCGGTGGCCGATGGCAAGCGGAGGCACGACGACGACGCCGAAAAGAGGACGCCGTCCAGTGGCGCGCATGTACAGCGCTACCTTTCCGCAGCGTTCGTGTGGGGAATGCCCCGCGGTCTGTGCAAGTTCAATGCAGCGCAGGGCGTGGACATGCCGTCCGAGGTGGGGGCCCATCGCATGCCTGACTTGGTGACGATGAAAGCTGTGGTGGCCCTATTCAAACGCCGCGGCGGCCTTCCTACCCGCACCAAGGGCTCACTGGCGCCGTACGTGTGGGCTGTCGCAGTGATCGCCTACGAATGCCGTATGCGTAGTGTGGAAGTGCGCAGCCTGACCGATGCAGACGAGACGAACGAAGGGGTCATCGTGGATCGGCGTAAAGGGAGCCTGGGCAATATCACGCGCTGGTCGCCACCGCTACGCGAGGCGTGGGAATGGCTCAAGGTCCGCCGCCAGGGCATATGGGCCGGCAAGCGCCTACCAATCCCCCATCGTCCCCAAGATCGCTATCTAGTGGTGGCGGAGACAGGGCGACCAGTAATCAAGAGCACGATGTCAAGCGCGTGGCGCCGAGCCATCGCCACCGCGATCACTACTGGCGTACTCGCCCCCGAAGAGAAGTTCGGACTGCACGCAATCAAGCATCGCGCTATCACCGATACCAAGGGGAATAAAGCCGAGAAACAGCTAGCCAGCGGACACAAGACGATGCAAATGGTCAATCACTACGATCACTCGCGACCGGTGGTTGACCCCGTCTCCGACACCTAA